AATAGCGCATATGGCGTTTACGCTTTTATTTATCGGTAGTGGTTGCGATATTATTCTTACAAGTGGCCGTTATCCACCTCAAAAATTCGGTAGCACCATCAGTGCCAATCCGATTAACCCAAGTAGCACACCGTGCCACCATCGAAGGCGATAAGGTTTATTTAGATGGTTCATAATTTAAGAGTTAAATCTGACATTGTAATGATCCATGATCTCATATAGCTGATTTCTAACCTCTTCATAAACCTCGTATTTGTCTTGTTTTAGGTTACCATACTTCATTCTTTCCCTTAAGTACTGGTCTATATCCCATAAAGATAAATGAAGTTCAAGAGACTTTACAGCCATCAAATGCTCCTCCCTATCTTCAGGTAAATTAAATTCTAAAGTTGCTTTCATAGTAAGTCTGTAAAATAACTGTAATACTGAACTTCTTTACAATTTTGAAACTGATAAATCATACCCGTCCGATCCTTCTGATATAATTAAGGCTTCTGTACTTGTACCTAAGGTATCAATAAAAGTGAAACCATAAGTATCTGCCTCTAAATTAATTGATTGTTGAGTTGTATGGCCTACAATTTGATGCCAACCATGAATCTTGTTTAACATCAGACTTCGAGGGCGAACCCAAATTGGGGAAGATTTAGTTGAATCACCATATGGGTCATGTCCTTGGAATCTGAAATCTTTGATATCAGATTGATTAATCTGATTTACAATATCCTTTTGATCAATCCCTATCAACTCACACCAATCTTTGGTTACACCAGCATGAGTAAATAAATAAGGACCAAACGAATGAGCAAATTGCAGTCGGTTTCTATGTTCCCTTAACATATCAATAATACCATATCCTGCGAATCCTTGATATCCACTATACGTTTCATTAATGCCCATGTAATGAGCATCATGATTACCAATCAATAGTATTACATCATCCAGTTGGTCTTCTTTTAAGGAGATGATATCTTTAAAATTATGTATCTGTTCTGCTGTACTTATATCGAAAGAATCAAAATAATCCCCCACAAATATAACTTTATCAGGTTGAACTTTATCAATATGAGTTTTCCATATAGTACGTCCATGTATGTCGCCTAATACTAATGTTTTCATTGTTTTTAATTTTTAATTGTACCCCCAACAGGATTCGAACCTGTAACCTATGCATTAGAAGTGCATTGCTCTATCCTGTTGAGCTATGGGGGCATCAGTTAATCGTATTCTTTTAAGACTTCGGCTTCAATATCTCTGTGATGGATTTCAGTGAGGTCTGTAATATCCTCCTCCCCAATATATACAGCTTGTATTTCCACAAATTTAGGATTTCCTGGGTGACCATCCCCATTTTGTGTTCTATAAATTGTTGGTTCTTCTGGGTAAAAATGATAATAAACATCTATCCAGGTGTCTAAGAATTTAATGTGTGATACAGTACACCCATCTAAATATATCTGATTCGTATTCATTTTTTAAGGTTTGTTATTTAAATTCAATTTCATCTAATGCTTTTTGTAAAAGAATAGAAGAGTCTTTAAGTACTTCATCAACTCCTCCCTGCCTAACGTCTACAGATAAAAGCTTATCCAGCTCTTTCTGTAGTCCGTTGATATGGAATTTGACTTTTTGCTTATAAAGTGATCTTCCTTCTGTTTCATCCAGTAGCTCTTGTAAAAGCATTGAAACAATAAATATCTTAGTTGCAAGTTCTGATTCACTCATTTGAAAATTAATTTGAATTAATTAGTACCGAGAGCGGGAGTCGAACCCGCACGAGCATTACTGCTCAAAGGATTTTAAGTCCTTCGTGTCTACCATTTCACCACCTCGGCAGATTATTACTTGTATTTTATTAAATTTGTAATTATGTCAAAGAATAGGTTTGCAGGTAATCACCCCTCTTATAAAAAGAGGAATATGTCCCCCTCTCAAGTTAAAGCTAAAAGAGAGTACGACAAGAAATACAACGGGACTGAAGAGCGTAAAAAATATAGAGTCAAGCTCAACAAAAAGAATCGTGAAAATAAAACCTACGGTAACGGGGATAAGAAAGATCTTAGCCACACTACTGGAGGTAAACTTGTTCAAGAACCTCAATCTAAAAATAGAGCTAGAAACAGAGGCCGTAAGAAAAGAAGGGAAGGGGGAAGAGTAGTTTCCTACCCTGCCCTCCCTTCCATCAACCAAAACTAAACCAACTCCTCTGAGTCACAGTGCTCTTTACACCATGAACAGATGTCCGTATCTGCATAGATCATTGCCCCACAGCAATTAGAAACCGTGTTAGGGTCTCCTGCCATGTCGGACAAATGTTCTTGCATTTTCTCTTCGTCTAGAGAGTAAAACTTTGGAAATAGTGGCATTGTATTATAGTTTTAGGGTTACTTTACAACTGAAGTATTCGTGAACAGAGTCATATAACTTTTCAAGTGTATTATGACATGTTTCAGGATTCATCTGTGTTTGACCATCCTCTAATGAATTGAAGTAATATGTTAACTCTTTCATTAGTTGATTTAAGTCTTTCTCAGGGTCTTTACTTTTTCCAGACATTAGATATTTCTGTTTCTGCGGTTAATAATCCGTTAGTTATAATAACATTAGCAGCTTCCTCCATCAATTCATTCATTCTATCTCTCCACTCTTCAGACAATTCCTTTTTACAGATAGTATCAATCTGGTCATGAACAGTCATAACCATTTTGACTTTTTTGTAAAATCTAGATTCCGGATCATTTATCTCGTCATAGATTTTAACCATAGCAAGTTTAGTCATATCAGCACTTGATCCTTGAATTGGGGTGTTCTTTGACTGACGTTCAATACTCCCACGATCTTGAGGTGCAGTCATTCCGTGAGGTAACCAGCTATCAAACCAACGCCTACGTTTGAACGGTTTAAATGTTCTGATATACCCATTCTTTACCCCAAACTTTGCAAGTTTATTTAAAAACTCCTGGATAGATGGGAATGCATTGAAATACTTATCAATTAACTCTGACGCTTCATTGACTTTAATATCAAGTTGATCAGCAAGTTTATGCGGACCCATCCCATAAGCTAACCCGAAGTTGATAGACTTAACCTGCGTCCTCAATTGTTTGTGTTTTGGGCAGTTACATTTCTGCTTTGAAATGTTATACGCACAATCAGGTTCGCTTGAGTTTATCCATTCATCCCCAAATACAAGTTCTGCACATACAGAATGAAGATCTTGTTTATTTTTGAGAGCATCTAAGAACACAGGATCTTTAGACCCATAAGCAATTACATTCAACTCTTGACTTGAGTAATCAGATGAAACAAACACCCAACCGTTAGGGGCAACAAAACAGTTACGATACTTGTTATCTGCAGGTATTTGTTGCATGTTAGGTTCGCTTGAGCTCACCCTCCCAGTATCAAGTATTTGTCTGAAGTTAGTGTGTATTTTCCCATCACAACTGATTAAGCTGTAAAAGTTATCCCCGTAAGAACTTGTTAGTTTAGTGATCTCTTTGTACTCCATGTACTCTTTAATCAAGTTATGCTTACGTCTGTACTTATAAAGAGAGTTAGCATTGACATCTTCAAGTCCAGGGACCAGAAGCTTAAATACTTTAACTACTTGTGCCGGACTTTTCCAATTAATGTTCGTCTTACGAATCTGAGTTTCAAACATGTCTTGCTGCACAGGCTCGTGATAAGGATCAAGCTTTGGGTTAGATATTACTAAGTCATCTAGCTCAAGCTCTTTTTGCTTAGCTTTTTTGAGATTATCTTTTGACAATTCATCCCAGGAATCTTTGTTAATTAATAACCCTTCATACTCAATTTCAGAGAATGGGATTACAGCTAAATTCTCAAGCTTAACAACTTCAGCTAACTCGTACTTTTCAATTAAGGGTTGTTGCTTTTCATAAAGCTGGATTAAGAACTCAACATCCTTAGCCCCATACACAATTTGTTGTACTGAGTACGGTTGCCCAGTTAAATTAATGAACTGGTTTCTCGTTGATTTATCTAGTTCAATACCCAGGTATCTTTTAACAAGTTTATTCAACCCAAACCCAAAATCCTTTTTCCCACAATGAATTACTCTTTCTGTGAGATAAGTGTCATAAATGTTTCTTGTTTGAATACCATGAGTTCTGATGAACTTGTAATCAAACTTAGCATTGTGAAAGATTTTTATGATGTCCTCTGACTCTAAAATTTCTTTCAAAGGTTGAATCGAAATAAATCTTGTATCAATGATATATTGCATATCACGATCCCCGATTTGAAACATAATCATTTTCTTACAAGTGAAGTCTAACCCTTCAGTCTCAGTATCTACCCCAAGAATGTGCTTGTCTTTGCAATACTCAACAACTTCCTCAATAGTAGCTGTTTGAATTGATGGGTCAATTGTCTTCGTCGTCGATACGAAGCGGATTTTTGGATGCATAATTAATTAAATTTTGTGCATACTTTGTACTCATGTATGCCCCGTCAAATATAAACATATCTTGGTTGTTGTCTACAGCTTCTTTACAAGCTGTATTAAGATCCTCAATACGTCTACTCTCCATTAGTTGATGGAGATATTTCATGTGTCCCATAATGTGTTGGTTAGCGCGATGATAGTGCATTTTTTTAATAAACTTCTTAAGTGTTATCACTTAGACATTAGAGTAAAAAAGTACAGCAGCTTACTAACTGCTGTACTTAATAATGATAGAGAGGAGAGCTTGTATGCTCCCCCCTCTTATCATTGAGACTGCTTAGTCCCAGATCTCACCGGTATCGGTGTCAACAACTGCTTCAGACTCCTCGTCTGTTTGCAGGAAGGTGTGACTACGCTGCCCTTCAAGTACAATCTCCGTGTTGGAGAAGATGTGCTTGCCGTTGTGCAGCATGAACGGACCGTCTGCACCCTTACGCTTAGCCCGCTCCTCAATGTTAGAGGCTTGGTAAGCGTCAGGTGTAGTTGTCTCAGTCACCTGAAGTACCAGACGTCCGTGAGGGATCTCTGGGTTCAGGATGTTCAGAGGACGTACCATCTTTTTAGATGAGCGTCCAAGCTGAGACTTTTTCCAACCTGCCTCTGAAGTAAGAGTCCCTTCCTTGAGACCCAGCAACTCCTCTGCGTCCGCTGCTTCAACAGTCATCCACGCACGACGTGGGCGACGTTGGAATCGGTCGTCAGATTTGTTGAACACCCCGAGGAGGTTGGTTCCTCTTGGGGTTTCTTCAACGATTTCTGCAACCTCAAGCTGAATTTTCTCAGTTGAAGTTGCTACTGCCTGCACGAGGAGGCTGTTACCTGGAGTTAAGGTCTCCAGTGTACCTGAATTCAATGCATTTTCCATGCTTGAAATGTAATTTAATGTTGAGTGCAACTTAATTCGGGCATGCACTCTTACTCCCGCTGTTTATTTTACGTGTCGAGAAAGAACTCGAATGACTACTTGGTCATGAAGATGTTTCACTTCATTTTTACCCCAACCAGTCTTAGCTTCGAGCTCCTTCTCAAATTCTGCTTTGATCTCAAAAATTAATTCAGTCATCACCAGTTATTTACACATTGAGGCTTTTCCCAACGTTTGAGTTTAATTACTTGTTTACCTCTCTGTTCGTAGATTGCAGTTGAAGTAGCACAGCTAGAGAGCAGTGCTACAACAACTACAAATAGTAGTAACTTCTTCATCAGTTATTCAATCTTTGGGTTTGTTGAATGAACTCATTAGCTGCATGTTTCCCCATTGCCTCTTGCATCTCCCAAGCCATTGGGAGTACCTGATCTAAGGGAATACAACGAGCCATAGTATCTTCGTCAATGATAGATGCACAAGCTTCAATACGATCGAAGTGTGCATCAATGTCACTGTCAAGTAAGAATGTAGGGAGAGTCTCGAACTTAATCGTGATGTGTCTCCCTGTACTCACATGCTTGATAGGTGAGATATAGTACTCACCCATTTGATCTTCAAACGTATCAATAAAGACATGCAGGACTTTTTCCAGAGTCCAGTCTTTATCATACGTGTTGTAAGTCATCCCAATGATCTCCTCACCACGAAAGAAACACATAGTCTCTTGAACGATGTGAGACTCGCTAATCAATACTTCGTACTTCATGACTTAATTCGATTTGAATAAACCATAAATAACACTGAAGATAGCATGAACACCATGAACCCAAAGAACCAAAGTCTCTCCTGAGTTGAGGTTGAGTATTCACTAAACCAATTAAGTATTGGCATTCCGATTATCAACATGAATGCTGTTAGCATAGCATATGAGAACAGGATTGCTCTCGCAATGAATCTTAATACTTGTTTCATAATTAAAATGAATTTGAATGAATTTAAATGTAAAATAAGGGGCACTACCCTTGTCGTAGTGTTCTGCTCCCCGTGATCAGGACAAGGCTGCCTACCTACAACTAAAGCACTGATTACGTGAGGGGTAGGTTCTCACATATCAGTGTGCAGAATACAAAGAAAGCAAGGGAGCGCAATGCTCCCCTGCAATCATAACTTAGGACTTAGTCATTAAGTCCCCCAAGAATAGACGAGCCTGACACTGAAGTCGTTTGCTCATCGGCTTCAAGCAACAAGTGCTTCGCCTCGTTAAAGACGACTTCGGTGTTGCTGAAGATGTACTTGCCACCGTGCAAGATGAAAGGACCGTCAGCCCCTGCACGCTTAGCAGCACGCTCGATGTTCTGTGCCTGCCATGATGAAGGCTCCGTGGTCTCGACAATGCGAACACGTAATGTGTTGCCGTTGACCTGTGGATTGAGAACATTGAGCGGAAGAATCTCACGCCCTTGATCATCGGTCATCCAAGCTGGGTTAGATGTACTGAGATCAATGCCCAACAAGTTAGAGGCATCTGTCGGTTCAGCTGTTAACCAAGCACGACGAGCACCACCCGCAGAAAAGCGATCATCTGACTTGTTGAACATACCAAGCACGTTGGTTGCTCCGCGGTCAGCAGATTCGATTATTTCTGCAAGCTCAAGTTGAACTTTGCCCCCGTTAACGCGTCGCGCATGAACGAGGAGAGAATTGCCTGCTGTTAAGGTCGCAAGTGAACCTGTGTTTACTGTGTTTACCATGATGGTAAGTTTAAAATGATTAAAAAATGAAAAAAAATTGAATTATGATAAAAGCCTGAGTGGCTAAAATCCAAAGTTTAAAAATGCAAGTTTAAAAGTGTAAACTGCAATACTGTATGATACAGTGTAAAATAGGTGTTGCAAAAATGTGGGTAAAAGTGTGGTGAGGTGTCTGGAACACATACACATACACATCAATGCAACACGCAAAAGTGCACGAGTTAGCCCGAGCCCTTAAACCTATTCTTGCATAGAGGTAATTAGCTTGAGTGCTGATGACAGTGCAAAGCCGTAGTTAGCTTGACTGCCAATGATAGTGCAAAAAACAATGCACTAAAGCCCCTATGCGCACTGGTAAGATAGAGACTTTTAAACTATTTTAATCAAAAGAAAAGGCAGTTTATACACATGCCTAGGTGTTGTCGCTCAATCCTCTACAATATAAATGTAGAAGAGAGCAACCAGTGTCCCGAAGAAGGACACTGCGTTGGTGGCGGCGTACCCCCAAGTAGGACCAAAGTCCGTACCAAAGAGCAGCACCGCGAGGAAGGTTACTACAATCCTCACTAAAACCGCCACCAAGGCAGCTACGAGCAAAGCCCTAGCTACCGCAATAAAATTTCTCTTAACCATAGCGGATGGTTTAAGAGTTAAGAGAACTTGCAGGTGTTCTCTATAACCTAAGTTTCTGTTGCCAGGTCTTCACCCCGAGTCTGACTCAGTTGACTCACTTACGACGACGACCGCCTTCACGTACAAATGGTACGTGAGGCTCTCGAGTAGGGAGAGAGTTTCTCCACTCCTCAAAGTCTGCCCAAAGGTCGTCCTTAGGGTACTCTGGCCATTCGCCATTGTTCCCTACGAACTCCTTCAGGCAGTCGCCCTTGGAGTCGAAGACCATGATAGCCCACTCTCCGCTACCTAAACCGATAGCGCGAGTGTTACCAAGGTCTTCAAGATAAATCTGTTCACTCATGATGAAAGATTTACAGTGAACACGACTTGTTGGGTGTCGTGTATAACCCAGTACTTACGGTAGTACCCACCTTTGTCTGGTTGCGTGCAACGCAACACAGACTTATTATAGTGACGAATGTCACTATAAAGAACAAAGAAGGGAGCCGAAGCCCCCTTCTGTTGTTCGATGCTCTTACTCGTCATACGACAAGAAGAGCATCTCGGTGCCGTCTGAGAAGCACATAGGCTCCCCAGTCTCGCGGCTCTTCTGAGTCACGAGATTATAACCGACTGGGATCTCAACGAGAGATCCCACTTCTGCCCCAGCAAACGGCTGTGCTGGGGCATAAACCGTCTTATCCGTTACGCTGAACGGATTTGTTTTGACGGCCAGAACGGCAAAGCTGCCATTCTTGCTGAAGCCCTTAAGGCGGGCTAAGACCATATTCTGATCTTTCATAGCGAAAGATTTATGTGCAGACGCTGCTAATTAATAGCGACTGCACGAGTTAAAAATACACACAGACTCTCTGCGTGCACAAGGTAGGACAACACCGTAAAGGTATTCTGCTACTGCATGGCAGCCTGTACGGTAGCTCGCTATCACCTGAGCTACGGTAGACTCCGCAGTAGTTGGCAACGTCCTAATTGCCAAGCTTTGAACTTAATCCCGGGGGATACGTTCAATTGCAACAGGTAGTGGGGGACTTTTAATATATTGGTCACCGCTCTCAAAAACTCCCAACAAAAAATTTTTTCCCCAAAATTTTTGCAGTATAGATTATATTTTATATACCTTTGCACTGTAACCAACATATAGTGTTGATCACCCTCGAGGGTCGAAAGATAGTTAGAGGGTCAGAAGTCGGGTTGTAGGCTGCAGTCTTGAAATAACAGACAAACATAGCGGTTGAGATGTCCCCGATAGTTACACAAAGTGCGTTGATATAAAACTCTAGGTGGGAAGAAGACTATAGGCTGAAAGAAATTGTCCCCACGAAGGCTAAAAACGGTAGAGAAGAAATTCAACGTTAATCAGAAATCCAAGGGGGTAATATGCTCAATTCAGAAATAAGTTTTATTTTTGCAATAAATCTCTGATTATGAGTAACAGAACAGAAACAAACTCTTGGTACATAGGAACACAACAAGAATGTGAAGATTATAATTCCTATGTAACTGAACAAGAGAATTACCCCGGCCCAGACACAAACATGTTCAGCGTACTTACCCCTCACCCTACTAACGGTACATACGCAATAGTAAAACACCCAAACCATGAAGATCAGTCAAGAAACATGACTGAAGTTTTAAACTTGGATGAAACCTGGTACCCAGAAAACTAATGAAACTATCTACAAATTTACATATAGGAGGATATGTTCCTCAATCAGAAGGAGGATTTGATATCTCTAATTACGGGACAATAGTTATTGCAGCTTCTTTTAGAAAAATAAACTCTAACTATACCGGACCCTTAATCAGAATAAGAAGGGCCTCAGATAACGTAGAACAAAATTTCGGGAGCAGTTTAAGTCTTGGGGAATTTGTAGACGACGTAGAAATAGCAACATTTTTAGGAGGTACAGGATCAAGTCTAGGCTTTATAACCAGAATATTTGATCAATCTACAAACGGGTTTGATTACTTACAATCCTCTGCTTCAAGACAACCGAGATATTTTGATCCAGTCATCCCTATAGGGATCGCTACCCCAAAAGCTTTCTTTGATGGGACGGACGATTTACTGCAAGCAGATACAGGAAGTTTAAAAATAGGGAAATCCACGTCAACCCAAACAACCTTTATAGTTACTCAATCCAGCACCTATGGGTTTGAGGCACTAACTACTGCAGGAAATGACCCTACAAATAATAACGGGCTTAGGCAATACAGACTAATAAGATCTTCATCATACGCAAGAATGTCTTATTTAGGGGATGTTACAGACCCATTAACTAATACCTCAGCACCTTCAACTATATCTGCCCCAGAAATATTTACTTTAAATGCAAACAAAACTGTTGCAACATTTAAAAGAAATAACACAAACGATATAACAGCAACACTAACTGCGTCACAACCAAACGGGGTAAGATACTCTAACCTAATGTCGGGGTCTGCGACTACCTGGTCAAAACAAGGATTATTTCATGAGTATATCCTATTTGACTCTGCACTATCTGCAGCAAACGAATTAGAAGTCTACTCTAACTTAGAATCAACTTATATTCCATAAAAATGAGAACAATTAACGAAATTATACTACACTGCTCTGCAACCAAAGAGGGTAAACACTTTGACGCTGAAGACATTCGGGTCTGGCATGTAAACGGGAATGGGTGGTCAGACATAGGCTATCACTTCGTAATACTGTTAGACGGAACAATAGAACATGGACGTCCGATAGAAAAAATGGGGGCTCATGTTAAAGGTAGAAATAGAAATTCTGTAGGAGTATGTTATATAGGGGGATTAGATGAAGACGGTAAACCTAAAGATACTATGACTGAAGCTCAGGAAAAATCTTTTGAAGACATAGTAAAATCAATAAGATTAATTTTTGGGAAAGACATCACAATACACGGACATAATGAGTTCTCATCTAAAGCTTGCCCAAGCTTTAAAGTACATAAAAAATTCACTCACCTTTTATAACTACATAACATCATCATGAAAAACTTAGACTACTTTAGCGCTCCGATAGCAATTACATTATTCATAGGATTTGTAATCTTACTGTTCAACCTTGTAGGTTGTCAGAAAGATGAAAACTTAAACAAAGAAATAGATGTAAGTACCTACGTAGATGAACAACTAATTGAAACTCTCCCAAAATGTACAGAATATTCTCAAGCTTCTCAGTATCGCTCTTTTCCAATGTTCAACATGTGTCAATGCGCAGACGGTTTAACAGGAGAGGCAGAAGGTTTAGAAAGTAGCTACAAACTATACCGAAAAGCTGTAATCATCAACAACTCTCAAGCTTATCAAGAGTTCTATACTGGGGCGGAAGACTATATAAAATTTAACTCTTATGTAGGACTATCTTCCCCGGATATTTACGACTTTGATTCTGATGGAAAAGTAGGCACATCTGATCTTCTCCCAGTACTTTCTGGGTGGGGAAATCAACCAGATACAACCTATAATCTTTGTAATGTGCAAGTAAACTTCCCAAATTCTCACGGTTGGCCAAGCTCATATCCTGGAGCCTACTTCTCTGTTGTACATACTACACAAATAGATGAAGACGGGGACGGGACAGACATGTGCCCATTAAATACTTTCAGATTAGAATTGGTATATTTAGATTCTACACTATATTTGTGGTACCACTAACTATCGTAGATTTTTAAATCTATAGACCCTAAAGATGCCCGTCAGTTGAAACGTCAACGGCGGGCATTTTATTTTGAATTTGTTTACATAATAAATTTTTATATATCTTTGTAACAAATCAAACATTATGAAAATTAATTTTAACCCCACAAGGGACTGGGTAGTTCTCCCACTTCAAAGAAAGAATAAAACAGAATCTGGAATAATCCTAAACGGGGAGGCTGAAAAAAGCCTTAGAAGTAACATACTTGAAGTAATAGCTACAGGTCCAGACTGCCAAATGGTTAAAGCTGGAGATACCGTCATGGTTCACCCAGAATCTCAAGGACTAATAATTACACTTGAAGAGGGGGAATTTATCATGGTTAATGAGTTCATGCTTTTAGGAGTAATCTCAAACTAAACAGATGAAAGGTAGTGTAACTATAAGTCTAGACGACTACAAATCTTTAGAATCAAATAAAGAAGAAGTAGAACAGTTTAAATCTAAACTTGTTACTGCCGCTAAAGAGCTTGAAGTCTTTTTATCGTTTTTAATTTCAAGAGATAATATCTCTGAATACGTAGAAGAATTCAACAGACAATCCACAAAATCAGAAATTGTAATTACAGATGGGAGAGCAAAAATCAAATTCAAAGACTCAGATATTAAAAATACCGGCAGACACGACATCTAAAAAACTACAAGTTTTTAATGGTATTTTAGAGCTTACTGATAAAGAAATGGAAGTTCTTTCTCTTCTTATTGACAAAGGAGAAACTGTAGATTTATGTTCCCCCACAAACAAACGAATAGTAGCTGAAGAGCTCAATATTTCTGATCATAACACCTTAAATAACTACGTAAAAAGGTTAAAAGATAAGAAAGTAATCATTAAAACCAAAGATGGGTATCAAATTAATGCCCTTTTAGACCAAGTAATTAACCCAAAAGTTCAAACAATAATTAAACTTATAAAGTAATGACTTCATTTTTTGAAATGGTTAAAAACTTTGCAAAAGAAACCAAAGAATTCATCAAGCAGGGTGCCCCGTCTGTAACAGAGGCACAATATAAAGAGAGGTTAGATGAATGCGATTCTTGTCCCCACTTGATTCGTAAAGAAATGAGATGCGGACTGTGCGGGTGTATGGTGGAACATAAAGCTAAATGGCAAACCTCTAATTGTCCAGATAAAAGATGGACTAAGATAGTAGTAGGGGAAGACGGTAAAAAATTAAACCTAAAAGATGGAAGAAAAGACAATACTACAAAAGCTGTCGATGGAGTACAACCTCCCAATCAAAAAAGTTGAAGAAGCAGTATTTTATCAGTTTAAACATGTCACCAATACTATGAGAGAAGGTAATTTTGAAGGAGTTCGTCTCCCATATTTAGGGAAGTTTCATGTTAACCCTAACAGAATCAAACACATAGAAAACAATAAAACTAAAAATGAAAGAATTAGTAACAATAAGTGAAAACAAGGCTATTCCTTCTGCTTATGCGTTAGCTATTCCAGAGTTTAAAGATTTATCAGCAAAAGAACTCTCTTTTGTATATTTCTATGCAGACCACAGATCTCCTTACGCCCCATATGATGTTGAAGAAAGATATATTAAACTTCAAGACGATTTAAAAATTAAAAAATCTGTTAAATTAGATAAAGCTATTCAAAAATACAACCAGCTTTCTGAAACATCTGCAGTAAAACTTTTAAAATCAGCCAGGCAGGCAGTTACAAAACTAGAAAAATACTTCCGAACAGTTGACTTAACTGAAATTGATGAGAATGGGAAACTGATATATAGCGCTAAAGACTTAGTAGCTAACTTATCTAATATGGGGAAAGTAGTTAGCGGGCTAGACGAGTTAGAAGACATAGTTAAAAAGCAGCAGCAGCAAGAATCAAGCAATAGAGGCGGAGTTATAACCAATAAATATTCTCATTGAAATTTAAAGACACACATAACTTCTCCCCTGCAGCTCGGTACTATCTAGAACATGGATTTTATACAGATACGCTGCCCGGCACCAAAGAATATTTTGAATTTTGGGATGAAGAACAACGAAGATGCTTGCAGGGGTACGAAGTAAACGGAGTTAAAATTTCTGGGTACCACTATTTCTACTTAAACTACTGCCCAATAGACAGAGCAGTAGATGAAACTCAGGAAGATGGATCTATATTAGCAAAACGTGAAAGAACTTTTCCTGCATTTTACGATGGGGATTTTGACTTCTTTCATGTTATAGACAATTGTCGTAAAACAAACAAGCACTTAACTGTACTTAAGGCCCGACGTAAAGGTTATTCATACAAAGCCGGGTCTATGATGGCTCGTAATTACTTTCATGTAAAAAACTCTAAAAACTTTGTATTTGCTGAGCAAAAAGAATACTTAATCGGGGATGGGATACTATCAAAAGTATGGGATTTTATATCTTTTGTAGATGATAATACTGCATGGACTCAACCTAGACTGATTGATAAAGAAATGCACAAGCAGGCAGGGTATAAAAAGAGAGTTAACGGAGCAGATGTAACCCTTGGTAAAAAATCTCAGATAATTGGGGTGTCTCTAAAAGACAATCCAGATAAAGTACGTGGTAAAGCGGGTGAACTTATATTCTTTGAAGAGGCGGGTTCATTCAACGGATTATTAAAAGCTTGGGAAGTAGCAATGCCTACAATGCGTCAGGGGTCAAAAACCCTTGGGACAATGATTGCCTTCGGTACGGGCGGGGAAGAAGGTCCTGGATTTGAATCTATGGAAGAAATGTTCTACCACCCAGAAGCCTATGATTGTATGCACTTTGATAACATTTGGGATGAAGGAGCACAAGGAACTAAATGTGGTTATTTTGTCCCAATCTACCAAAACCTTGACGGGTTTATAGACGAAGATGGGAACTCTTTAATAGAATCAGCTAAATCATTTGAAGAAGAGCAAAGGGAGAAGAAAAGAAAGGCAAACGATCCAAAAGCTTTTGATCAATACATAGCAGAGCACCCATTCTCCCCACAAGAAGCTACCCTCCAAGTAACTGCAAATTTATTTGATGTTGGAACACTAAAAGAACAATACAATAGGGTAATAGTACATGAACTTTGGAAAAGGGAGGGAACTGCAGGAGATTTATATCACGACCAAAATAACAATGTTCAATTTCGCCCAAACCCTGCAAGAAAACCAATCATAAAATTCCCCCACAGAAAAGATGATGCAATAGAAGGGGCTGTAATTGTATACGAACCCCCGTTTAGAACAAAAGATAATTTAACTCCACACAATCTATACTTCATTTGCCATGACCCCTACGCGCAGTCTGGGAGTACAGGAGATTCTCTCGGGGCTGCTTACGTAATCAAACGAACAAATAACTTATCTAAGCCCGATGACATTATTGTAGCATCATATGTAGGACGCCCAAAAACTCAGGACGAGTACAATAGAAATCTGTTTATGCTCGCTGACTATTATAACGCTAAGATAGGGTTTGAGAACGATAGGGGGGAAGTAATACCTTACGCTAAGAGGTTTAGAAAGTTACACAAGCTGCAAGAAGAATTTGAAATGCTTGACAAAAAAGAACTTCAATCTCGTAACGTTAAACGTCAGTATGGGATGCATATGACGCAACAACGAAAACAACAAGGCGAGTTGTACATAAGAGACTGGTTGAGCACCCAAAGAAGTAAAGACGAAGACGGGAATGTAACTTTAAACTTACATAAGATTTATGACCCCGCACTACTACAAGAACTAATTAAATTCAATCATAAGGGAAACTTTGACCGGGCTATGGCACTCATGATCGGGATGTATCATAGTAGAGAGTTATATAATAGAGAAGTAGTTGAAGTTCTAAATGACCGTTCTCAAGACGATTGGTTTGATAAAAATTACAAGTAATTTTGCAAGGATATGTACGGTTCCCATAAAATTCCACAACAGAGACTCCCACTAAATAAGAAAACCCAAAAGTGGAGAGAAGAATGCGTAGATGCATTTATAAATCTCTCTAAGTTTGGGTTATCTGAAAGAAGAAGCTACTTAAAAACTTTGTATGACTATTACAATGGGGAGATAGATGAGCAAGACTACAAATATGTACTAAAACCTTACGGACGCACGCGAGAGAACTTCCCATCTAAACTACGTAACTACCCAATAATTAAACCAATCATAGATTTATTGCTTGGGGAGAAGTCAAAAAGAGCATTAAATTTTACAGTAGCCGTTAAAAACGGAGATGCAGTATCTTTAAAGGAGCAAGCAAAAAAAGAAGTATTAGTGTCTGCAATACAAAAAATGTTTGTGCAGCAGGTAGTAGCAATGACAAATCCAGAAATGGGGGCAGATGCACAAATGGATCCACAGCTTCCCAAACAAATAGTAGAGCAATTTGAAACTAGTTACGTAGACGATAGAGCAATAAAAGGGCAAGCGGCTATCAACTACATAATGCAAAATGAAGAGCTTTACGACAAACTTCAAAAACAATTCTTCCATTTTTTAGTATCAGGAGAATGTTATTCTGAAAAAGGAGTCAGATCAGGAGAACCTTTTTACGATGTAATTAACCCCTTAGATATAGACTACGATAAAGATCCGGATATTGACTTTGTAGAAGATGCAGATTGGGCAATAATTAGAAAGTTTGCTCATGCATCTACAATTATAGATAATTTTGGGGACTATCTTACAGATGAACAGGTACTTGCACTTGAAGACCCTCAGCAATCTTCAGTCGATTCTTACTTGTTGTACAGAGCTGAAGCATCTGGAGCAGACGATAACATTTACAGAAATAGACTTATAGAGTGTGTAACTGTATACTGGAAAGGCCGTAAACGAATAGGATTTGTTACTTACATAGATCCTGCTACAGGTACAGAGGAGGAATTTCAAGTAGAAGAGGGCTATAGAATGCCGTTAGAACTAAAAGAACAAGGAGCAAAATTAAACTGGGAATGGGTAAATGAAGTCTGGCAGGGAACTAAAATAGATGGGAGGTTTTTTATAAACATTAACCCAATCTCAAACCAAAGACTCTCTTTAGATAACCCATCAAGATGTAAGCTCCCAATTAACGGGAGAAAATACTCAGATATAAACTCTAACAACATCTCTTTAGTTAGTCTCGGGATTCCTTATCAGCTTAATTACAATATTTACAAATATCGACTCGAGCTTGCAATTGCAAGGAGTAAAGATATTATTGCTCAGTTCGACATTAACATGATCCCTAAAAAGTGGGATATGGATAAATTCATGTACTACGTAGAGGGTACTGGTATTGCATGGGTTGATTACAACAAAGAAGGGATTCAGCTTTCTCCTCAACATCAGTCAGTTCTTGACATGTCGATTAAAACAATCCAACAATACATTCTACTGTTAGATTCAATCATGATGGAGTGGGAGAAGATTTCCGGAGTTAATAGGCAACGACAAGGATCTATTGGACAGTACGAAGGTAAAGGAAGCTCACAGCAGGCCATTGTACAATCTTCACATATAACTGAAGATATATTTAGAAAGTTTGCAAATTTTGAGCAAAGAGAACTTCAAGGATTACTAGATTATTCTAAAGAGGCATGGATTACAGGTAAAAAGGGAATGTATGTAATGCCGGACAACACCATGCAATTTGTAGATATAGATTCTTTACAACATATGGAATCTGAGTATGGAGTGTTTGTATCTGATGCTGGTAAAGATCTAGAAAAACGAGATCAAGCCAAACAATTAGCTCAGGCTATGATTCAAAATGGAACTCCGGCCTCTGAAGTATTAGAGATGATGGAAGCAGAAAATTTTGCAAGCATCAAACAAAAAATTAAACAAGCTGAAAAAGCAAGACAAGAGTTAATGCAAGCACAGCAACAGGCAGAACAAGAAAGACAACAAATGCAAATGCAGGCAGAGCAAATGAAAGTACAACAAGAAGCAATAGATAAAGAAAAAGATAGGCAAAAAGATATTGAAATTGCACTAATTAATGCAGAAGCAAAAGATACATCAGATAAATTAAATCTTGATCTTCAAAAAATGATGAAAGACTTTGAAGTTAAAGAAAGAGAAATTAGCTTAAAAGAGCAGGAGCTTGCTCAAAAAATAGAGCAACAAAATCGTGAAAGTTAATGAACAATTCTGAAAGAAAAATACTACTTGATAAAACTAAACAAGCTCAACAACAAGGGTTTCAAGGATCTTACTTAGACGTTCTTCAAAACCCTCAGACGTTAATGCAATTTGAGCAAGAATTACAAAAACAACAAATGTCTACTCCTCGAGTAGAGGCTGGTTCTAACCCGAATGTAGAAGTTGCTCAAACACCACAACAAAGACAACAAGGACTTAGAGGACGATCTCGTAGTGAAATGCCTCAAGCAATGGTTTTCCCAAACGTTTCTCCTAATACCCCGTTCAACACTATGGGCATGAAAGCCCCAATAGATATAAAGAAGTATGATGAGCAGGGACACTTGGTAAAATCCTACGAGAACGTTCCTCCAGGAATTAAATCTCTCCCCACAGGACCAGCTAGAGGCACTATTGTAGAAACCCCGAGTAGGATGAGATCTGGGGGGAAAAGAAGAAAATATCAGACAGGGAACTCACCACTTTCTACTTTTAAATATAATCTCCCCGCTAAAAAATCTAGTATTAGAGACAAACAAGTTGATTTAGGTGTTGGTCCATACCATACTGCAAGAAGAGATAACACCAGTACCCAAGCTCCTAACTTTCAAAGTAAAGAAGAAGTAGAAGCTCAACAACAAAGAAGATTTTTTAATCAAGCAGTTCAAGAAGCAGACAGAGTGTCTGCAATAACAGGAGAGCAGCCAAACTACTCTCAAGCCCGTCAAAACATTGTTACAGGCGAACGCCCACAGTTTGTAACAAACACAGACAATCCTGGCTATCAAGAAAGGGCAAAAGCTTATAGAGATAAATATGGAGTAGAGATAGATGAGCCTACTATAATAGAACGCATGGCTAATCCTATAGCTCAATTAGAATATTATAACAGATATGGTAGTTTCCCAAACAGGGCTCAGATGAATCTAGACTCTACTTACGGTAACCCGCTAGATATGCCTTTAGCTATGTATAATCCTGCTTCTTATGTACAATCTGCAGCAGACGCTAAAAACGCGGCAGGTGAGGGTAATTATATGGCAGCAGGATTATACGGATTGGGGGCTTTACCCGGAGGCTCTGGAGCCAAAGGTGCATCCTCAGCAATTAAAACCAGTAGAGGAATTAAAAACCTTCGCAAAATTAATGAGCCTAAATTTGTACCAGCTTCCGAAGGTTTAGAATCTACAACTAAAGTTTTTGGAGAAATTTTGCCCCAACTAAAAATTCGTGGTAAAGTTTATGATGAACAGTTTAGTACTGAACAGTTGCTAAATCCCCTTGCAGATAAAAGTAATGTTGAACTTTTTGGAACATATGGTGGAAGACCCGTCGTTGGAGTTAAAATGCCAAATGATGAAACCGAGTACTTTTATAAATCTACGGGCTGGGGAGGTAAAAAAGCTGCAGAGTCGAACACAACAGCAGGAATGTGGCAGCCTTTTGGAGGGTTTTTAGATAGAGGTAAAAAGGGCAGTTGGTTTATTAAAGACGATGATTATATAAACTATTACAACAGTAAAGCTTTTAAAACTATTGCTGAGGGCTTAGATCCTATATTAATGAGTCACCTTGGGGCGGGATCAGTAGATGAATTAAACAAAATATTAAATTTTAAAGGTCAAACCTTTGGAGATTTAGATAGTTATATACCCGGAAGCACATTGTCAAAAAAGCAAAAAGGGGGTAAAGCAGTTAGCACAAAATTTAGGGCATACAAATCACTCCCAAAATACTAAATGTTATATATTTAACAACTAGTATAAAAAATAATTACATAAATTTTTAACTAAACAATTTAAATACATTTGCAACATGGCAGACACAAAAGAAAAACTAGATTTAGATTCTATCTCCTTTGACGATATGTTAGGGGATGGACTTAACTCTGTATCAGAAGAGACAGATACTGATATAGATACTGTTGAAGACGAGGAAGAGATTGAAGAAGAAGAGGAAGAACTAGAAGAAGAAGATTCTTTTGAAGAAGAAGAGGAAGAAGAATTTGAAGAAGAGGGGGAAGAGGAAGAAGAGGAAGAATTTGAAGATGATGATACTCCGAGTTCTGTAGCCGGAGAAATTGCAAAAACTCTAGGGTTTGAACTTGAAAATGAATACGCAGATACAGTTGAGGGATTAACTGAATTTGCAAGAGATCTTTCTCAAGAAATGGCGGAAGATCAACTTCAATCATTATTTGAACAGTTCCCAGAAGTACAAAAACACCTGGATTATGTAATGTCTGGGGGAGAATCAGAAAAGTTCTTTGAAGCATACAACCCTAAAACTGACTACAACAACATTGAAATTGCAGAGAATGATTTAGGGATGCAAAAAGCAGTACTTGCTCAATACCTACAACTAAAAGGTCATGAGCAAGAGTTTATCCAAGAAATGCTTGAAGATTTTGAGGATAGCGGTAAACTGTATGGTAAGGCTACTCAAGCAAAAGATGCATTAGCACAAGCTCAAGCTGATTATAGAGAGCAGATGCTCCAACAGCAAGAGCAAGAAAACAAAAGACTGCTTGAAGAACAAGCACAGTTTTGGGATCAAGTTGCAGATACAATCGAGTCTGGGAATGAATTTGCAGGTGTTAGAATCCCAGATAAGCATAAATCAAGATTCTTTGATTATATATCAGAACCTGTAGGACCTAATGGAGAAACCCAAAGAGACCTTGATTACGCAGAAGCAGAATTAGAAGCTAAGCTTGCAATTGATTATTTAATGTATAATGGATTCAATCTTAGTGACATTATAGATACAAAAGCGAGAACAAAAAGCGCACAAAGTTTGAGAGATAGAATTCAATCAAACCAGGAAAAAGTTAAAAGCGCTAGAAAAGCTCGCAAAAGTACAAAAACATTTGATCCAGATGATCTGGACACTACGGCGCTTTTTTAAACTTTAAAACAAAAAAATAGAATATCATGGCTTTACAACAAGTCTTAAAGACTTACTACAACGATCAGCAAATGACCGACACTAACTCGTTGGTCAACGCTCTAATGGAAAAACCAGAAGAGTTATCACCTATTATTACTCACCTTGCAGGACGCGAAGAAAAAAAGTTCCCACTCTCTTTCCTTACGGAAGGTGTAGGTAATACTAAATCAATTGACCGTTTTGAATACGAGTATCGAGTTAAAACTCATGAAGTAAACGTACGTCCTGTAGTTTCTTCAAGTGGTAACGGTGCAGGAGGTTCAATCTTCACTGTAGTATTCCCAGACAAATGGTTTATTTTCCCATATACACTTGTATCTCAAACTGGGGTACTCGCACGTATTATGGCAGAACCACAACCTGTATCTGGTGGGTATGAATACAAACTCAAACTTGTATCTCCTGACCAAACAAGTATGCCCTCAGCAGACGTTGCAGCTGGTGCACTGTTTGGTATGCTCTACGCTAACGTAGGAATTGACTTCTCACGTGGAAATGCATCTAACTGGAGTGCTCCAGGACTTGTACGTTCTAAGATTGGTACAATTCGTAAATCTTACCACTTCTCAGGAAATGCAAAAGACTATGTTGCACAGTTTGAGCTCCCACTTAAAGAAGGACGATCTACTAAGCTTTGGATGGATTACGAAGAGTACCGTCACATGCTCAAGTTTAAAGAGGAATGTGAGATGTACTACTGGTATGGTGCTAAAACTTATGACAGCAACGGTGTTAACCAAATGCTGGATGAGAACGGACAGCCAGTAATCTCTGGTCCAGGTTTGTTTGAGCAAATTATCAACAAAGACACTTACTCTAACCTCACTCAGTCTAAACTTGAGGATGTTATCGGTGATCTTTTCTACGGTATGACTGATGCTACAGATAAACAAGTAACACTGTTTACTGGTATTGGGGGTGCTCGTGAATTCGATAAAGCTCTGAGATCTTACTACGCTAACGGTATTTCAAGTTCAGGTGTAGGAACTGCTACAAATGCTTACCTCAGAACTACTGAGTCTAAGTTTATCACAGGTAGCGGACGTAGTCTTGGAATTACTGGTTACTTCACCTCTTACGATCACATTGATGGTCACACAGTGAATGTAGTTAAAGTTCCATTGTTTGATCACGGCCCTGTTGCTCAAGCATCTAATCAGCACCCAGAAACTGGATTGCCGCTTGAGTCTTACCGTATGGTGTTTGTTGACCAGTCTACATATGATGGTCAGAACAACCTACAAATGATTAACAAAAAAGGACGAGAAATGCTCCGCTGGTGTGTTGCAGGTTCAGTCGTACCTAACGGCTTTACTTCAACTGATACCCGCGCGTCAGATATCGACGGTGCTTCTGTCCACATGTTGAAAACTGCAGGTGTTTTACTTCGTCGTTTTGACACCAGCCTCGATCTTCAATGTGTAGCATCGTAATTTGTGTGTTTGGTTTGCATGAGGTGGGGAGGCAATTAGGTCTCCCCTCCTCTAAACCAAATACTACTTACAAATCAAATACAATAACTATTTAGTTATTCTTTAAACTATAAAAGAACATGAGAAAAGTAATTATTAGAAGAAAAGAAGTATTCAACCATCTCCCCAAAGAAATTAGGGCGGGAGCAAAAGTTAGGATTGGGTCACATTATGTAGGACGCCAACCACTTAAAGGAGTTGAAGGAGAAGAAGCTAAAAAGCTTCTAAAAGACATTATTGACGTGCCTGCAGATCATCCAGATTGGCCTAAATTAGAAAAAGAATTTTGGGCCTCACTCTACATTAAAGTACCATTTGAAGGCGTAGAATTAAATGTAACTACAGATGAAGAAGGTAATCCTGAAAACCCATTAGACTACATTAAATACAAATGGTGTTTGAAGCACAGACTTGTAGGAAGTACAAAAGAAGAAATGGATCAGGACGGTCGTAAAAAGTTCTATATCTACGACCCACAAAAAGATCTACTTAAAAAGAATACTCTTGTAAAAGTGAGTAAAGAAGCAGATAAAGAATTTATAAAAGCTTCTTCAAAAATAGATCAAATGAAAATGCTTCTTCGTGTATTGTCAAAAGATTCTAACCCGGAGCGAATGACAGACATGGAGATTGAAAATGCTTTGTACGAAATTAAAAATCAAAACCCTGCAAGATTTTTAAAATTTGCAACAGATAAAGATCTTGAACTTAAATCAGAAATTGCAGAAATGGTTGAAAAAGATGTGATTCGTAAAATTGGGAATCAGCACATCTATGAAGACGAGACCATTGGCGAAAATCTTGCAGATACTATTGTATACTTTAAAAACAAAAAGAATTCAGGCTCAGTTAATGCTATGAGAGCACGCCTGAAAGAAGCTAAAGTATAATGACTGTAGAAGAAATGCATATAGCTGTTAACCTGGGAGTGCAAAAAATTGCATCTTTCCAGGTTGACAACTTATTGCCTCAAGAGATTGATCATGAGCTTAATGCATCTATGGATAGATTTATTAAACTTAGATACACTCCTTTAGGTAATAAGTATAGACGAGGGTTTGAACAGTCTCAAAAACGAATAGATGACTTAAGAAACCTCGTAGTAGATGCATCACTTCCAGCATTCTTTTTGTCAGACTCGTTAGGAGATATTCCAGATTTTGGGAATAACTACTTTATAGAAAGATCCGCTTTACCTACAGACTACTTATTCTTAGTAAATGTAGCTGCTCAAACAATACACAATTGCGGACAAGTAATTGACACTAATATTCTAACGGAATCTAAAAATTTTGTTAGGGTACACTTATCTCCCCCAATAACTGGGTACGTCTTAACCGACATACAAATAAATCTTTATCAGGGAGATCCTGCAGTATCGGTAATTTCTAATCAAGAAGGGCTACATATAGATCAGCTGTTAGATAGTTCAGAATATGTATCAGGTACCCCTACTTTGTCCATAGAAGATCAAAGTGTTTTTGGGGGAACATTTGAAGAAACCCCAACAACTGATAGTAACGAATTTTATTTATCATTTAATGAAACTTTTGACGGTACGCTCTTTGTGACTACAATTTGGTCAGATCCTACAGGAAATCTACCAGATGTCCCAGTAAATTTAAATGAGCCTCCACTAACTGTAAACTATCAAACTAGAATTACCTCAGCATCTAGAAGATCAAAAGATGTTTGTAGGTATTCTCAACATGATGATTTATACACATTATTAAACGACCCTTTTAACACTACTAAGTACGACGATCCAATATATACAATACAAGAAAATTTTGTAGATATACATACAAATGATACTTTTGTAGTGCAGAGAACTTATGTAAAATACATAAGAAGACCTAACAGAATTAACAGATCTACTGGTTCTGGGTGTGAATTACCAGTACACACGCACCAGGAGATTGTAGACATGGCTATTAAAAGCATACTAGAGGGCATTAGTGATCCTCGGTATAACACGCAATCTCAAGAGGTTGCAGAAAATGAATAATTATTATTAATCCCAAAAAACAAAAAAGAAAACATGGGAACTAATTTATCACAAGTGTTTATTTCAAACACTGACATTCTTCAAGCTCCATCAGGAGCAGGTACTGACGCATTTACTGATCTGGCTTCAACCCCAGAAGTAGGTATTTGGTCACATCAAGCTGACTCTAACGGAGATCATTGGGTAGATGGAAATGCAACAAATCCTCTGTACGCTACTACTGTCGATACCGACACAAGTAACGCGGATGACACTACTGTTGCAGCTCTTACTGTAGCTAACCCACTTTGGTTGTACAGAGACCTTCAATTTGCTCAGGGAACTTCAGGCAATCCAATTGCTTCTCCTTTGATCAATACTAGAGACATCAAACGAATTAAGTACGACCCGTACCAAGCGTTTGTAGGGACTCAAGCAACTATTGTTGATGCTACATTAAACGTAGCGGGGGCAACAGACAATGATGAGTACAACTTCAAGTTTATCATTAAAACTACCCCTACTGATTACCTTGAGTTTTACGATCAAGAAGGTTTGAACATTTTTACAGACTTCCCTCTTGGGGCATTCAACACCACTAACCACAAGGCTATTAACATGACTGTTACTATTCCTGATGTGGACGATGCTGATGCTCCAGGAAACGTAACTGCAATTCAAAACGCAATTGCAGACCACCCAATCTTGTCTAAAATGTTCACAGCTGCAGATGTAAATACTGATGTTGTTATCACTGCAATCCACCCAGGATTGATTTTTGATCTCATCATTCAAAACCTTACTCAAGATGCTGATCCTGTAGATGCTGCAATCACTGGACAAGTTCTTGGTGTGGGTAATGACTGGCAAGTAGCTGGTGAAGAGCTTCGTACTCGTGGTAGATACGGAAACTTTAACCGTATGTACTTGCCGCAGAACATGCCTCTTTACACTACTCAAGGGTACTTCTACGACAAAGTGACTATTGAGTACGCTCACAACTGGCCAACCTCTACAGGTATTGCACCTGCAGGAACTCTCAACCAGATTGTATTGTACTTTACTGACACTGACGGTACTGCCCCAGTAGTAGGCGATGCAGGTACTGCTACCTATGACAACGCTTTTGGGTTGACTATTGCAACCGCAGCAGAGTTTGTTTGGTAAGAATAATTTTAAAAACAATGCCTGGGAAGCAAAGGGCTTCCTGGGCTTGTTTTTATTACACTTTTAAATAATAAACATGAGTTCAATAGTTATAAATAATAATTGTTCAGAGGCAGCAGTTTCTTTGGACTTTGGGGTTCAAACTAATGGTCAGACAACAGCAACTATAATTTTAAACGGGGGCACTCCAACAACTTTGCCTATAAACGTTCAATTAGGAATTGCTAATTTTGTCATAAACCCAAATACTATTGGCTCTAATCTGCATGGGGTTATTCAAATTCAATCAGAAATAAATGGATTTGTGGCAGAGGCAGCTACTGTAGGAAGCTGTCAAATAGACTGCTGTATAGCTAAATTGTTAGAATCCGCAATTAACTGTACATGCCACTGCGATAAATGCAAAGAAGAACTTGACATAGCAGAAAAGATCTTTTTACTTTTACAATCATCTAAATATGCTGCAGAGGCTGGAAATAATTATGACGATGCAGTAGCAAAATACAACAAGGCAAACGAACTTTGTATAGAAACTTGTGCTTGCGGCTGTTAAAAAATGAGACTATTCTACGCCCATACAGAACCAAAAGCAGTTAAAATAACTGCCCCATATCAAACGTTCCCAACAACAGAGTTTGATGAAGTTATTACTGTTCAACCGATACGTTACCAAAGTTATAACGGTAAGCGTACAAAGTTTAAAGATGAGGATATAAGTAAATTAGTTTACTCCCCTAAAAACAATGGGCACAAAGAAATAACAGTAGTTTTCTCAGACACTTTTGATGCTGCCACAGTAACGTTAAAGGTATGGTTTAAAACAGGATTTTCTCAATTATTTACATTACCATACATAACCACTACAACTGTAGATAAATCATACGCAAGTACAAATGAAAAAGAAATAGCTTGCTCTAGACCATATTCAGTGTCTAACTTAACCTTGACTAAAACCTACGTAGATTCTAAATTTATAAATACAACAGAATCCCCAAACGGGTTTAAATTAGATCTTAAAAACCTAAACACTTCAAAAAATTCTACCATAGAAGTTGTAGGAGCTACTATAGATATGAATTCTTCTGACTACTCCAACCTTGAAGTTATCAGTGGATTTAATCAGGTTAACACAAAATTTTTAGAATCAAATCAATTTGTAAGTAATACTGAAGGATTAAAATCTTCTGCAGGGTATGTCTATATATATGGTCAAGAAATTAATCTCTCCAGCAGCAAATCAGATTTAGGAGGATGCTTAGATCCCAACGCAGATTCTACAACAGTAGGAGCTACATATACAAATAATACATGCGTATATGCAACAAGAGCCCCCGAAAATGTTGAAGTAGAAACTACTGTCGCATCTAAAACAAAAGATGTTACAGTAACGTATTTAGAAAAAGCCCTTCCTTCAGCCTCGGGAGAAATAGACAATATAACAGATTTCTCTGTACTCTCTTACGATGATGGGGTGACTCTTTCGGGACCGGATACAACCCCAACATCTAAAGTATTAGACATTAAAAACGATATAGGGTATTTAAGAGTTACATGGACAGATGGGGGATATGCTGCAGGATTTAATAGTGATTTATCTATTGGCACTTTAGATGGGGAAATAGTAGCCACAGACACAGTTAACAGCAAAACTCTAACAATACCTGTAGTGGCTTTTAGAGCTTCTACTATTGGGTGTAACGATCCTAACGCTATAAATTATAACGCAGACAATGAAGGATGTGGCCCAGATCTACCAGACTGCTGTTTATACTGTGACGCTATATATAATGTAAATACTACTGCAAACGTACAACCAGTAAACGTAGATAGTTCTGGAATTGATACCCCAATTAATCTGGCATTTACGTCCTCAGTTCAAGGCGATATAAATGACCCATCTCTACAGCAGGAGCTTATTGAATATTTTTCTTCAATCCCTGCAGCAGATATTGCTTATAATATATATGATGTTAGTCAGGTTAATTACATCACTTCAGTGCAAAACTTTCAAGCACAGATTACTGGATCCCCTCTACTGACTTTAAGTAATCAGTCAACTGTACCAGGGCTAGATAATGCATTTGCAGCCCCACTATTTCCGGTCATAGCAGGAAATAATATTGTTACGGGGGGAGAGTACGTAGTAGAAACTGTTTTTTTAAACACTCTCCCTATTCCATGTGCAGCTGAATTGTTGTATATATACACAACATTCAACATCCCATTCAATGGATGTGCAGACCCCAATGCTGAAAATTATGATCCAAATGAATTTAACACTGGAGCAGGGCAATGTAATTACGCAGAAGACGCTACCCCATGCACAGCTATTTATAGCGTAGAAGGACCTACCTTAAATGCAGACGGGAATTATTTATATACCTTAGTAATATACGGACAAGATTTAGACGGGGACAATACTGCAGACACTTCAATAGAAGTTTCATTAGATATTAATTTTGGGAATGGGTCTACAGCAATAGTCCCATTTATTCAAGGCTTCCCAAACAGCCCATTTAGCTATAATTTTGTAGTAGAGCCTACAAACACAGCTACAATAATACTTACAAACCTTGAAGTAGATAATTGTCAATTTACAATAACTGCTGACGGTCCAGAAGAAGTAGCTATACAAGGCTGTACAGATCCTTTAGCTGAAAATTATAATTCAGAAGCTGACCAAGATGACGGGAGTTGCGTGTATTGTTCAGATGTATCAGTAGAAATTGCAAGAGTCTCAAATGATACTGGGACATGCGGATCATTTAACAATGACGGATTTGTAGATATTGAAGTTATAAATGCTCCAGGTAATTATACTATTAACCTAATAAATGGGAATGCAGAAACAGTCTTTTCAGAAACATACAATGTAAATGAAGATGGGAGTGTAGTTCAAATAACAGACCTTCCTCCCAACGCTTATCAAGCACAAGTCATAATTCAATTAACTCCTACAATATTTTGTCAGGGACCTGAATACAATCTACAATTTGCAGTAACAAATAATGAATTAGATTGTGGGTGCACAGACCCAAATGCAATAAATTACGAAGAAGATGCCGTAATAGATAATGGGTCTTGTATTTACGCCGGGTGTACAGATACTTTAGCAGCTAACTACAACCCAAATGCTACTTACGATGATGGGAGTTGTGTATACCCAGTCCCAGAAGTAGATGAAGAATACCTATGCATCCCAGATACAGTAGATGGAATTAACTTTGACACTATACTTAGCAACTTAAAAGAATGTGTTAGTAATAACGGGACTACCCTACTATTTAAAATACGTGGGGGTATAAAATGCGATACAGTAGATCTTGTAAAGCTGTCCCTAGCTTCATACCTTTTAAATAAAATAGGTTTAGAATGTTTGTACAATTGTAACTATACCTATTACCACGGTGATGAAGAGTTTGATTGTGAAGAACTTTGGAATTCAAACGGACAGGAAGATTGGGTAACCGGTACAGAATATGTTTCAGGATCAATTGTTAGACATCTTGTTTCTGGAGAATATCAATACTTTTTTGCCGCGGGAAATATTGCAGGACCGTCTGCAACCGTACAGCCCCAAGTAAATGCTAAATGGAATTTATGTCAAAATGTATCTTTACCCTCCGGAACAGAAACTTATTTAGAAACTTTTCTTAACTTTGTACGCAAGTACTGTACAAGCTGTGTAGTAGATACCACACAGGTAAATACGCCCCAAGGAAACCTTACACAATATTTAGACGGAATAGATTTAGAAAATGGTAATAACCTTGAGATATAATGGCGAAAATTTCAGATTTAAGTACTTTAAGTAAAACAGCTGTAACAAGCTCAGACTACTTACTTTCAAGCAATATTAGCAGAAGTACAAACAATAAGTTTGCCCTTAGCGATCTCTTCCCGTCTATGACTACCGTAGGTACAGGAGGGGAAGCTTTATTTGTAGATGTATCTTCTAAGAATAACCTCAGATTTAAAGGGATCACAAATAGTGATAGCAAGATCGGAGTTACCACTAGCTCTAATAATATACTTTTAAGCCTGGTTGAAGCTCAAATTGATCTTTCAAACTGCGACAACACATCTTCTGGATTTTTAAGCACAGTTAGTTTAACTGCTTCTTATGTATCTGGAACGCTGCCTGTATCTAAAGGAGGAACTAACGCTACCTCGTTTGCAGATAAATCTATAATTGCCTCTCAACTTACAGGTACAGATACTCTAAGAGCGCTACAAATGACGTCCAATGGTCAATTAATTATTGGGGGTACAAGCGGTCCACAAGTAGCTACATTAACTGCAGGTTCAAACATAACCATTACAAACGCAGACGGGGGCATTACAATAGCAGCATCTTTAGGATCTGTATCTTCAGATCTTGATATGAATAACTTTGATATTGATCTTGGGTCAGGATATTTAAGTTCTACAGGAGCATCTAACGGTATAAGAGTTACAGGAAACAATGCTTACATTGGGGCCTCTACATCTTACTTTGATGATGCCTGTTTAAACTTATCCGGAGGAGTGTCCTTTGCACAAAATATATCTCACACAATCAAAGTCCTTTCAGGAATAACTCCAGGCACACTCAATATTAAAGCACAAGATACTTCTGCAACTAATGGTAATGGGGGAGTGCTTCAATTAACTTCAGGTAACGGGTCAGGTTCAGGAACTGGGGGAAATATAGATTTATACTCAGGAACTACAGGCTCTGGAACTCCCGGCGAAATAAATTTTTACATCAATAGCTCATTAGCCTTTGAAGTAGTTAGCAATAATGATGTTAAAGTACATTCTGGGGATTTAGAAATAGGAACAAACACTAAAGGTTTAAAATACAGCTCAGTACCAACAGTTACTCAGTTAACAGATTACACTACAGGAGTAACAATTAATGGAACGATAGGTGTAATTACTTTAGAATCGACAGATACTTTAAGTGCTCACAGCAGTACAACCTTTACAGTTACAAACAGTTCTGCAAAATCTAACTCAGTTATATTTTTAACTGCAGTTGATAATACAACTACCGGTGAGCTTGATTTTAAAGTATCTAACCCTTCAAACGGAAGTTTCGATATCATTGTAGGAAACCACGATACCGGCACATCTACTGCAGGAGACATTAAAGTTCAGTTTTTAATTATAAATCAATAATATATGCAAACCATAAAAACTACAAACCAAGAGCTCTTAGATTTACTAAGAGGACTGCAAGAAACCAAAGAAGTAAAAGGTTCTAGATTTGCTTTAGTAGCGGCTAGAAATTTAAAAATTATCTCTAAAGATCTTGAGTACATTGACAAGATGGCTTTCCCATCTCAAGAGTTCCAAGAGATTAGTGTAAAAGCTCAAAAATTTATTGAGGCAGAAGATTCTCAAGCCCTTGAAAAATTAGAAAAAGAGCACAAAGAGATTATTCAAGCTAGAAAGGATCAGCTGGAGCAAGTAAGCAAAGAGCTTCAAAAAGAAGTAGAAGTACAACTGCACACAATTAGTGAGGATAACCTCCCAGAAGAAATTTCTACAGAGCAAGTAATAAAATTAATGCTGATAATTAAGTAACTATGCCCGGATTAACAGTAAAAATGGAGATGTTTTCAGCAGGTTTGTTGTCATCCCCACTAAGAATACTTAAAAGTATTACAGAAACTACCTCTAGGAAAGTAGTTCAAGGAGCACAAAATATAAAATCTACAGGTGCCTCCCCAACTACAATCCTTGCAAAAGCTGATTTTACAGATTCAGAAGAAGTGGTTTATGTAATAATTGCAAATACCACTACAACTGCGAATAAATATATTCAAGTAGATATAGGTTCTCAAGATGCATTTAAAATTGGTCCTGGAGCTTTTGCAGTATTTCCCTGGTATGTAGATAACACTGATGGGGGAGATATTGCTGTGTGGTCTAACGATGCATCTGTAGGAGTCAATGTTGAATTTACTGCTGTTGAATTAAGTTAAAAATTATGAACCCCATCCTTGGCAAAATTTTCGGAGGTCTAGCTAAAAATGCAGGCAGCATTATAGACGAAGTAGTCACTACCAAAGAAGAGAAGTTAGAGGCTAAACGTCGTCTTGAAGAGTTAATTAGAAACTCAGAAGCTCAGGCAGATAGAGAGATAACCGAACGTTGGAAAGCAGACATGGTTAATGGTAATATGCTAAGTAAAAGTATACGACCATTAACCTTAGCTTTCTTAGTAGTATCAACTGTACTTTTAGTATTTATTGATGCGGGACAGATTGAGTTTGAAGTTAAAGACCACTGGGTAGACTTATTGCAAATGGTTTTAATAACTGTAATAGGTGCGTACTTTGGGGGGAGATCTTATGAAAAAGCGTCAGTCACAAAATCACACAAATGAACAAGCACGAAATAAAAAAATTCTTAGAAGAAAAACCGGGGTACTTAAAAAAGAGTCCTGAAATACTTTCCGAACGATTGGACTGTAGTGTAGAAGCTTGTAAAGCTGCGCTTGAAGAATCAAGGCTAGAGTTTAAATTAGAAAACTCCAGCGACAACATTACAAAAGAATTTAAATCTAATAAGGTTTCAAAAGAAATTGAACCTGAGTTTGAAACTTATCTAGAAAATAACGGCATTAAAAAAGAAGATGTTAAAAGCGTAAAGTATTGGCAAACAGCTTCTGGTGAGCAGAGATTTTCTGTAGTTACAAAGCAAAACCCAACTGATGTACAAAAAATTAAAAAAGAGATTGAAGACTTTGCAGCTCAAATGTCTGCAGCTGTACTTAAAATGGGAGAGCCTTCTACTCTTTATTTTTCTTTAAAAGATCCAGTACTCTATGAAATATCTCTCCCAGATATCCATTACGGGAAATTATCAGAAGAATCTTTAGAAGACTGCGAGTCACTTTTTATGTCTACAGTTAAAACTTTAGTCAGAAAGGCTGAAGGATTAGATATAGAAAGATTTCTACTCCCTATTGGGAATGATGGTATGAACTCAGAAGGCATGAGACAAAGTACTACAAGAGGAACACCTCAACATGATAATGCTGGTTGGAAAGAAACTTTTAGAGGGTACTGGAAATTGATTGTAAAGGCTGTAGATTATTTAAAAAGAACTGCACCTGTAGACATTGTAGTTGTTTCAGGGAATCACGATTATGAAAGAATGTTTTATGCGGGAGATGTATTATCAGGATGGTATAGAAATGATGAGTATGTAACTGTAAATAACTCTCACAGCTCAAGAAAGTACTATGAGTATGGTAAGAATATGATTATGTTTACTCATGGAGATAATGAAAAACCAAATGACATGCCGCTTATAATGGCTACAGAACAACCTGAAATGTTTGCACGTACTGAGCATAGAGAAGCTCATTGTGGACATTTCCATAAAGAAATGGTAAATGAGTACAGAGGAATCAAAGTCAGATTTATACCTTCTATATGTCCTGCAGATGAATGGCATAAGCGAATGGGGTATGAAGCTAAGCGAACAGGACAGGGATATATATGGAATAGCAAAAAAGGACTTGAAGGATACTTACAAGCAAATGTTTGATTCAGAAGATAACGAAATAAATATAAGTCTCGAAGAAGAAATAGAACTTCTTAGAGAGGCTTACGAGAACTCTTATCTAATAGCAACTGGAAAAATTACAATCCAAGAGTTATTAGAAAAGTCGGAGGGTATTTTATTCCTCCCATTTGACCCATCAGAAAAAAACTCTATGATTGAAGCCATAGATGATACCATAGAGTTTTTTCAAAACGAAGAAGAATACGAAAAGTGCTCAGAGCTTGTAAAAGCTAAAAATGATTTAAATGACGTTTGATGAGATAGCATACAACCTACTTAATTTAGTTAGAGGAGGAAGATCTAACAATGATGAGCATATATCTCTTGATCAGATTAAGTTCAACATTAAGCACTACCGTGCCATGTTTATAAGAAGAGATTTTGCTCGTAATGGACTTATCACTCGTCATTTAGAACAAGATCTTGGGTGTATTAATCTTATCAGAGTAGACGCTTCTAAATGCTGTAATCTCCCTAGTACATGCCCCATATATAGAACTGAACATGTAATCCCCAAAACCGTAAGGTTTAATTTTAGAGAAGCTATAACGTACACAGGAGATATTACAGGACTTGGGAGGATACCTATGGTAGAACCTTATGAAATTGCATATATTCCGTATGATAAGTATACAGCTAACAACCCAAAAACATATATGATTGAAGATTATTTATATGTTTACAACCCAAAAGGAATGGATGTAATTAACATAAGAGGAATATTTGAAGACCCAGAAGAAGTAAACAAATTTAACAACTGTGATGAAGGTCCCTGTTATAATGAAGATTCCCCATTCCCTATGCCTATGGATATGGTGAGCGCAATAACTGCAGGACTTGTTAACGGAGAACTTAAACTACTGTCAGGAACATTCAGTGATGATGAAAATGACAGACAACAAGATAGACAATAATGGCTAATACAAAAGAAGAAATATTACTTAAGGACCTAAAGAAGCTTGATATGAACTCTTTAGGTCAGTGCGGATCAATTATTATTGACGACACTGTGGAGCATACTGGACCATTTATAGCCTTTACAGCATTGGCTGAAGCAGTTATAGACACTTCAGAATGTGACCTTGGTTCATTAGAAGACCAACCAGATACAATAACTATCCCATTAGGAGTTACAATATTTGGATTATTTGAGTCCGTTGAATTAGATTCAGGGACAATAATTGCTTATAGAAGATGCTAAAAACTTTGACATGAGCGCGTGGCAAAAAAAGGCAGGTAAAAACCCTAAAGGGGGATTAAATGAAAAGGGGAGAAAATCTTACGAAAGAGAAAACCCTGGATCAGATTTAAAACGTCCTCAACCCGAAGGAGGAAAGAGACGCAATTCTTTTTGTAAACGCATGTGTGGAATGAAGAGAAGAAGAACTGGAAGTGAAACAAAAAATGATCCTAACTCAAGAATTAATAAATCATTAAGAGCTTGGAAATGTGGATCATGTAGCAATTGGACTTAAAATGGACCCATTAACTATTTATGAATTGGTAGCAATAGCAGGTGTAATTATTGGCACCTACGTTAAGCTAAAGACAGATATTACAAGATTAGAAGCAAAAGTAGAATCTAATTTGAATAAAATTAAAGATTTAGAAAGGGACAATAGTAACGTGTCTAAAATGCTTCAGAAATTACATGAAGATTTAAACGAGATAAAATTATTACTTGCAAGAAATCAACTTGATAAATAATGTTAGCATCCCCAGAAAGATATCAGAAAGGAGGTAAGTCTGAAGGACTACGTAAGTGGTTTGGGCGAAACCAAGGAAGGGGATGGGTAGATTGTAAAGCATCTAAAGCTGCAGGTAAATTTGTACCTTGTGGTAGAAAAAATACTGATAAGAATAGAAAGACTGGGTACCCAGCATGCCGCCCAACACTTTCTCAATGTACAAGTAAAGGTATGCGTAAAAAGAAAAGCTCTAAAAGAGTTAACTGGAAAAAATAACATTTAAAACAAAAAACAATGTACGGTAAAAAGAAAATGTACGGAAGCTCTCGAATGAAGAAGGGGATGGGAGGTAGAAAATTATATTCAAATGGAGGAGCAAAGGTAGGCTCTCCTTATGTGTATGATGATTCTACAGGTAAATATACAATTTACGGCAGTGAAGCCGAAGCAGAAAACGCTGCTAAAGGTAAGAGGGGTGTAAGAGTAGGAACTATGGATGAGGGAGATCTTAGTATTTATAAAGATCAAAAAAAAGCATCGCCCAAATCTCCCCCTAAAAAAGATAATAAGCCAGCCACTAAATCTAAAACAATTACTGGCCCTAATTCTGCAGCAAGAGTTAGAAAAGAGTCTCAAAAAACATCTAGAGTCCCTAAAAAAGGAATGTCTTATGTAAGAGACGAAAAAGGAAATTATGTTTTTTACAGTGCGAGTAAAGATGCTTCTGCTCGAACAGCAGCTGAAAAACAATTAGGGGCTTCTGGAAAAATATCTTCAGGCAAAGTGGGAGACATTTTTATGGAAGAGCGTCCAGATAAAATGAAGAAAATGCAGAAAAGGGGAGCAGATGTGTCATCTAAAAGTAAGGCTCCTGAAAAGCTTAAAACTCCTAAAAAGCAAGCTCTTAAAGATATGGGTATAGAAGAGAGCAAAGAAGTTAAATTTGATGCCCCTTCAAAAGCTAATGCAAAAACAAGAATGCGGAGTGAAGATAAAGTAGCTAAAGCTAAAGCTAAGCAAGAAAAAAGAACTGCTAAGCTTACTGAACCAAACAAAGCCAAAAAGCCTCAATAAGCGTCTGATAG